CAAGTGAAGATAGGTTTCTGCATAATCAATAGATTCTTTTGCTGGTTTTTGTTTAACTTCTGATTGTGCTAATGCTCCACCTATTCCAACTGCCGCCGCGGCTCTTACAATATTTGCCGCCATATCATCAACTGCCGTTTCCATAGAACCCGATACACCTCTACCTAAAACCTTATCATACAATTCATCTCTAAGATCATCTGGTAAATTTTCAAGTGCTTTATCTAGATTTTCTGTAAATGGGTTAGGTTGTGTAAACACACTTTTCAGTTTGAAAACAGGATTTCCGTCGGCATCCACACCTTCAATACTTGTGTCAACGAGGGCACTATATGTGGTTCCGTCTGGTAATGTTTTACTAACTGTTGATTTGAATGTTTGTCCAACTGTAATATCATCTGGTACACCTTCAACTGCTATACTGTCTCCAACCTCAAGGGCACTTGAAGCTGATATACGTGTTCCCATAAATTCTTTTTGTGCCAAGGCTCTGTTAAATCCTTGAGCATTTTGTAATGCTTCAATGTCTGCTTCTGTCATACCAGCATCTAATAATTTGTCTGTGTTTGACGTTAACCATGCGTTGTCTGGAAAGTCTGCTGAATTGATTCCTGCGTCATTAAGTTGTTCTGCATCAAGTGTAGCAACAACTTCTGTATCTACATCTCCATCAGAGTCTCCTGTTGAACTGACTGTTGTTTTTTCTATGTCAACATCTGTACCTTTAATATCAAACTCACCTTGCATTTTATCAATAGCCTGATTTAAGTTTCCGCCATCTTCACCTGCAAGAGCAAATATTTTGTCGTCAACTTGCTTTAGTTGTCCTTGTAAAATTTCTTCTGCTTCTGCATCAAGATCGCCTCTGCCTAATAGTTCTGCCATTGCACTTCTTGTTTGTATAAGTTCTTTGGCCGCATCAGCATCTAAGTCAGCAATGCTTGTTGCATCCATTCCATCTAATGCAGTAACATCTATTTCACCTGATGCGTCATTAATAAATGTGTTTGTAATCTCTGGAGGTAATATTTCTCCAATAGCATCTCCAATAGCACCAGCCACTGCACCAAGTGCCGCACCTTTAACCGATTTACCAGCCGCTGTTGAAAGGGCATCTCCTTTAATAGTATTGTTTGCTAACTTTAAGAAGAAACCAATTGCGGCACCACTTGCAATACCACCACTTGCAAAAGCAAGTACAGATGTCATTGCACCGATTATAAATGCACTCTTAGCAGGATTGTCTTTTGCAAACTGTCCCCACTTTTCAACACCTTGAAGAATCTTAGTACCCATTGGGTTACCTTCAAGTTTTGTTTTGAGTTGTGTTTTTAATTTTTCAAATTGTTGATCAGCATTTTTTACAGGTCCAGAGTTTTGTGCGGCTTTAAGCAGTTTGTCAATTTCTGCTTTCATTTTGCCTGTAACTTCAGATGTAACTTTTCCTGCTTTACCTAATGCAGTTAAATTTCCGCCATCTTTTCCTGCTACTGTTTCTGCGTTTGCAAAAATAGTATTGATTTGATTAGGAGTAAGTTCTGCTTCGTATAAACGAGTTACTTGTTCCATTAATGGCCAAACAGTTTTTTCCCAATTTCCTATATAGATACGTTGTGATTCTGAAAGTTGTTGCCAACTTTCATTTAATATTGTTTGTGATTTAAATTTATATGCTGTAACTTCTTGCAGTTTCATTATATTGCTCCTGCTAACGCTTTTTTCTCTGTTGGTGTAAGTTTATCTATCATTGCTTGAATATCCGGTGAAATACCGCCTTTGTTTTTTAGTTGTGCTACTTTTGGATCTGCTGTTGCACCTGCACTACCACCTGCACCTGTGTCTTTTTTATCTACACCTTTTACTCCTGCGCCTTTGGCCATAGCATCTAATGCTCCACCTATTGCACCACTTGCTTTTTGTGCGGCTCCTGCAACACCTCCGCCAGGAGCGGCATTGCCGCCGGTGATAGCGTTAGCGGCCGCTTTTTTTAGCGCCGCATCTATAATTTTTTTAGGAAGTATACCATCAGGAAGATTCATTCCTCCTGCACTTAATTGATGTTGTTTCATGAATGCCGCTAAATCCTGTGCGGTCATATTTTTATCATTTTTTTGATTAATACCTTGCCATCTAGCAAGATCTTTATAAATTTCATTTGCTTTAGAGCCCATTTCAGCACTTCCGCCTAATCTAGCACTAGTTCCGCCAGTTGTTACCTTACTAGCCACTTTTTTTGCAAAGTTTCCTATGCTACTCGTGGGTTTTTCGTCTAATTGTTTCTCATTTAAAATAATATCATGAACATTCATTGTAAAATCCTTAACATGTTACTACTATTTAGTATATCTACTCCGTAGATATAAGTTTTCGCTAACGCTCAAACTGTACACTTCGTTTGTGTGATAGAAGTAATGAATATGAATTAAAGCAATGTTACGAAGTAACATTGTAATTGCTTCATGTAGATTGTTTCAGTCAGACGGAACCAATTTACGGTTCCATCTAATCTTGAACTTCATGTGAGTCCGTCACAGCCAAGACTGGAAGTAGGTGTTTATCTGCTATACAATGGGCTCTGACCTTTCCCAACCTACGTCGACATCGCTTTCGCTACCTGTTGCTTCGTTCCGAGTGCTACAGTTTTTATGTATTTCACAGTGTTTTGATCGCCAACATACAATCTACGCCAATCAAACGCTCTACTACCGAACGCCGCTCAACGTGTACGAGTGCTCCTGTACGGATGCTCTTTCTCAGCGGTATTACAAACTGGCCCGCTAACCTTATGTGTTGGAGTGTTTTGCCTTAATGCTATGTTCTAGCAATGCCTTTTTTAATTTGTCTGACCCACCTACCCGTACATTTATAATACCGTTGTAGTAGTCATCTTTTTCTAGAACTCGCCTATCAAATTGTTCTCTTGCCTCTATATAGGACATTTCGCCTCTACCTTTACACAGGTATAGTATTTCTCTAGTAAAATTTTCTGCGCCTAATTCTGCAACATCAGCAATGAGTCTATCAGAACTGCCCCAATAGTCACGCCAATCACTTTCTTTTTTTCCGCGTCTTTTATTTTTTTTGCCTTTTAATGGTGGTTTTGTAGTCTTAAATTTTGCTAGTTTCTTGCCTATGTACTTTTGCCCAGTCTTAATATTGGTTATAAGGTAAACAAATCCTTCGTATTCTTCTGGTATTTCGTCTATTTGTTCACCCTGATAAGTCCATTGCATGAACGTACTTACCGGGTCTATTTTTTTTCGGTCTCGATTTTGGTTTTGAACTTCTCGTTGATTTCGTCCATGCGGATTTTTGCTAATTTTCTTATTTTTCGCAAACATGCTCTGCTTGCCCTGTGTGTTCTATAAGACACACGGTCTTCAAAATGTTCATTCTCTTTAAAATACTCCATATATGCTTTTGTTAATAGGTCGTGTGTATCATCCATGTTTTGCTATACCTATAATTCTTTCAATCAAACTACCAAATCCTACTTGTCTTTGCATTGTTAGTAATTCTCTAATGCCCAATGGCTTAAAACTGTCTAATGATAGGTTGGCTACTTCGCTTTTGCGTTCACCATTCACTAAATCAACAATTACTTTAGCAGTTCCTTTTGTAATCCAAGCGTCACCGTCGTGTTTGTATACCACAGTACCATCTTTATTTTGTTTTCCAGTAACCCACAAGTTACTTGCACATCCTCTTATCTTATTTTCTTCAGTTTTGTCTTTATCATCTAAAGGTTCAACTTCTCTTGCTAGATCAACCAAGTACTGTAGCCTATCATGTCCTTGTAACATTGCAAGTTCATCGCCACGTGCCTTGATTTTATCTAATATCATTATTCTACTATTTCTATATCGTTTTCGTAAGACGTAAATCCATTTTCCTTTACAACTTTCATTAAATGATTTACTCTTCCAATTAATTCATCTTTATGAGATATCAAAAATACATTTTTGCTTCGCTCTCTACCCATTTTTTTGAGTACAGCCAATGCACCTTCAACTCCTGCTGTATCCATACCGCTATCAATCATTTCGTCAATGAATAATAAATTAATATTTTGATATAAACTTTCCCAAACATCTCTAAATGCAAAACTCATACCAAGGATAAGTCTATTACGCTCACCTCTTGATAAGTTATCAAAGTCTAAGTCTTGTCCAAGTTGTGTTATTTCTACATTCAAGTCGTTTTGAAACACAACCTGATGTGGCAATCCAAGTTTATCTAAATAATATGTAAGTCTGTTGTTTAGATATGCTAAATTTTGATCAATTATTTTTTTACGTATAAACGAATCTTTGTTGGTTAATAGTTTCAGTAAAAATTCTTGATGATCTTTAAAAGTTGTCAAGTCATTTATCGCACTATAGTCTAATTCTTGCATTGCTGTGTTATTAAGTTCATCTATTTGTGTTTGATAAGGATCAACTTCGTCTTGTTTATTCTTCAATGCTGTCTTTAAACTGTCAACATTTTGCCTATGTTCATATGCTTCTTTTGCAGTTTCGTAAAATGTAGTTGGCTTGCCGTTGATATCACCAATGTCTTGTAGTCCTTGTTCTACACTTGCTACTTTATTTTTAATTTCAGTTTGATATGCAATAGCATCTTCGAGTTCTTTGTTTTTTAATTCGCTAATTTCGTCTTTTTTATCTGCATGTAGTTCTTGACCACATGTATAACACTTGGCGTTTTCTAGTTCTGCGATATCTTTATTGA